CAGGCCATGCATGGCCTGATGGTGACAGGCAAAAAAGTTTGCGTGTTCGGCGTGCTGATTGGCGCCGATGACTTTCGGGTTTACCGGGTTGAGCGCGACGACGAGACGATAGCGGCGATACGGGATAAGGAAATCCATTTCTGGGACAGGGTGACAACCCTTAGCCCGCCGCCGGTAACAGCGTTAAGCGACATCATGCGCATCTTCGACCGAGACGCAGGCACAGGCATTGAAGCCGATGCAAAAGCGCTTGATGCGTTAATGCAGCTCAGGGACATGCATGCTCGCCGGAAAGAACTGAATGATGAAATTGAGTTCGCCGAGCAGAAGCTGAAGCTGTTTATGCAGGATAACTCGTACATCAGCCTGGAAGGAAAGCAGCTCGCCACCTGGCGAACGCAGCAGTCCACGCGCTTCGACATAGCCGCTTTTAAGCAGGCCCACCCGGAACTCTACGACGCATTCAAGAAAACCACCAAATCCCGCGTTTTCCGCATCAAATAAGGAACCTCACATGTCATCAGCAGCACTTAAATCCGCAGCGACCGGCGGCGAAGTCGCGGACGCAAAAGATAAAAAGCCCACCACCCTCACCCAGCTAATGGCCGACCCGCGCACCAAGGCGCAGATCGCCCTGGCGCTGCCAAAGCACATGACCGCTGACCGCCTGGCACGCATTGCAATGACTGAGCTCCGCAAGACGCCAAAGCTCATGCAGTGCGACCAGATGTCCTTTCTTGGCGCGATTATGCAGTGTGCGCAGCTTGGACTTGAACCCGGCGGCGCGCTGGGCCATGCCTACTTACTTCCTTTCGACCGCCGCCAGAAACAGGGCAACCAGTGGGTAACGGTAGCCACCGAAGCACAACTGATTATCGGCTACCGCGGCATGATCGACCTCGCCCGCCGATCCGGGCAAATCGTCAGCCTTTCAGCGCGAGCAGTGCATGAAAACGACACGTTCAGCTACGCCTACGGGCTGGAAGAAAAGCTGGAGCATGTGCCATGCGAAGACGGCAACCCCGGCGCCCTCACCCACGTTTACGCCGTGGCGCGCCTGAAAGATGGCGGCGTCCAGTTCGAAGTAATGAGCAAGGCCGCAGTCGATAAAGTGCGGGAGCTGAGCAAATCCAGCGACAAAGGCCCGTGGGTGGATCATTACGAAGAGATGGCAAAGAAGACCGCCATCCGCCGTCTGTTCAAGTATCTGCCGTTAAGCATTGAGCTACAGCGTGCAGTGAACATCGACGAAAAGGCAGAGGCCGATATCCCGCAGGACAACGCATCGGTCATCACCGGGGAGTATTCGGTAATTGATGACTTCTCTCCTGATGTACCTGAGGGAGGCAGTGACGGAAGTTCCCCGTCATGACACCCGTAAATACAAGGCGCGCATGGACGTGCGCTGAAAACCGCAGGCTTTTTGAATTAGCTGGCAAGGTAAACGGGAAAACCATAGCCAGCGAATTAAACCGCAGCTATTACGCCATTCGAAATAAGGCATCGCGGGAGGGGGTTTCTTTGACGCATGCACATGACGATATTCGCGTGGGGGGAGTAGTCCTCCCTTACATACCTGAAAGACGAGGGTGGATGAAGCCTGATGGAACAGTAACCCGTAATCCTTTAATCGCTCAGAGGGTCGCTGAAGAGCTTAATCAGAGGAAGGGCGAATGAACATTGCCGAACAGTTTGAAGAATACCTCGATACCCTTGTAACCATTGAAATTGCCGTAGCGTTTGCTGCACGTGAGCGTCGCCCGATTAATCGCACCATTCGTGACTGCTGGCGCTGCATAGCGCCAAAGCTAAAAGACCAGCGAAACATCCAGATTTTTCGCGGGCTGGTTAAACAGCCATTCCCGGACGGCGCGCTGAAAATGCTGCGCCGCCATCTCGATGAGGCAGCAGGCAGCCCCAGCCTTGAGAATGAAGTCGTCGCGGCTATCAACGAAGAAAGGGAGGCGGCATGAGCGGAAAGTACTCTCTCATCTATGCCGATCCTCCCTGGTCCTACGGCAACACCATCAGCAACGGCGCCGCTGCCGATCACTACTCAACCATGCGCCTCATCGACCTTAAGCGGCTCCCTGTATGGGAGCTTGCCGCAGAGAATGCTGTGCTGGCGATGTGGTACACCGGCACGCATAACCAGGAGGCCATAGAACTGGCAGAAGCATGGGGCTTCACGGTGCGCACCATGAAAGGCTTTACGTGGGTGAAGCTGAACCAGCTGGCGGAATTACGCATCAATAAGGCGCTGGCAGAAGGTGAAATCGCACACTTCTATGACTTCCTCGACCTCCTCAACGCGGAAACGCGCATGAACGGCGGCAACCACACCAGGGCAAATACCGAAGACCTGTTGATTGCTACCTGCGGCGCCGGGCTTGAACGCCAGAACGCCGGGATTAAGCAGGTCGTCTACAGCCCGCTCGGCGCGCACAGTGAGAAGCCATGGGAAGTGCGTCACCGGTTGGAGCTGCTTTATGGCGATGTTCCTCGCATTGAACTGTTCAGCCGCAGCGTGGCGCCGGGATGGGACCATTGGGGCAACCAGTGCGCGACGGCAGCGGTAGAGCTTCTGCCGGGCTGCGTCATTAACGTTTTGAAGACGGAGGCCGCATGACACCAGATCAGGCGATTGCCCTGCGCGCCATAGCCAAGCGCGCTATGGCAGACATCACCAGCGCATGGGCTTCTCCTGACATTCGCAACAAATCACAGCGCGACGCAGAGGCCCGCAAAATCCTGCTCAGTTATGAGAAGCGATACGGGTTCTCGGTGCCGCGCATCATCGTCGAGATAGGCATTGTTAACGGGAGAATTAAACATGATTAGACCGTGTGACATTCAGCGCCGTAAGCCAGTCGTGGCTGTCAATTTGCATACAGGCGAGCAACAGATTTTTGAGTCGGCTTATTACGCGCCGGGGTTCAGCCGGGCAGGAATAAAAGAGGCCATCAGTGGCAGGGCCAAGAGCCATCGCGGCCATAGCTGGCGATACGCAACAAAGGCGGAGCGCCAGGCGATGGGATGATTTAACTATTAGCCTTGAGCAACCCAAAGTGACGCATCGCATCTTCGATGATTGGGATAAATGCCCTAGGGCATTCGTACACCCTTTTATCTTCTGATTTCCTGTTAGGTGCTTTCCTCATTTCAAACCCATTCATGTGCTTCACATGAGCGATGTGACAGGTTTTAACTGAAACGCCATGTTTCGTTTTTACATATTCCTGCAATTGCTTGTATGTAGCCATATTTTCCTGACCGATATGCAGCTTTGAGCTGATTTTAATACCTGATCGTAGATTATCAATGACGGCCCTGCGGGGTCGGTGGAGTGAAATATGTCTGAGGTTATTCAACTGACGCCAAATAAATGGGTAACAGAAGAAAAGCTTATCGCCGTAACAGGTTTACGCCCCGGTACCATCGTTAGGGCCCGCAAGGAGTCTTGGTTGCAAGGACGGGAGTATCTTCATATCTCACCTGATGGTGATCCAAAGCCTAATAGCGAATGCTTCTATAACTGCGAAGCGATAAACGCATGGATTGAGCGGCAAGCATCGAAACAGCCTGGTGCTGTTTGTCATGGAAAGGCTTAAGATTATGGCGCTCTTGGACGTAGGAGGGATCAATGGCTAAAACAGCATACCCAACAGGCGTCGAGAACCATGGAGGAAACCTCCGTATATGGTTCATGTATAAAGGAGTCAGGGTGAGGGAGAACCTTGGCGTTGTTGACACGCCGAAGAATCGCAAAGTGGCCGGGGAATTAAGGGCGTCAGTTTGCTACGCCATCAAAACAGGAAGCTTCAACTATGCTGCTCAGTTCCCTGAGTCAGCCAACCTGCTTAGGTTTGGCGAGGACAGGAAAGAAATCACAGTCATCGAACTCGCGAATAAATGGCTGGACCTGAAAAGCATGGAGATCACCACCAACGCTCTGTCGCGATATAAGTCAATCGTGCGCAACATGTTGCCGAGGATTGGTGAGAACAGGATGGCCTCTGCTGTGACGCAAGAGGATCTGCTGTACATAAGGAAGGAGTTGCTTACCGGATTTCACACTTTAAAAAAAGGCCAGTCGCATCCGGTTAAAGGGCGATCTGCGAGAACGGTAAACAATTACATGATGATTACGTCGTTCATGTTTCAGTTTGCCGTAGATAGCGGGTACATCAGAAAGAACCCATTTGATAGCATCGATTTTTTGAAGAAAGCAAAAATAGTTCCCGACCCTTTAACGCGGGACGAGTTCGTCAGGTTGATGGATGCATGCTACAACCAGCAGATCAGGAATTTCTGGTCACTGGCAGTTTATACCGGCATGCGGCACGGAGAACTGTGCGGGCTGGCTTGGGAAGATATCGACCTCAAGGCGGGAACACTTATGGTCAGAAGAAACCATACGCTGACAAAGGAGTTTACCCTGCCAAAGACCGAAGCTGGAACTGACAGGGTAATACACCTGATACAGCCTGCGCTGGAGGTGCTGAAAAATCAAGCTGAGATAACCAGGCTCGGAAAGCAGCATCAGGTTGAAGTGATACTGCGGGAGTATGGCCGGACAACCACTCACCCCTGCACATTCGTCTTCAATCCTCAGGCAACTGCAAATAACGGGATCGCCGGTCATCATTACGCTGTAGGGTCTGTTGCGCAGAGCTGGGAATCAGCAATGCGTCGCGCCGGTATTCGCTACCGGAGAGCATATCAGTCCAGGCACACCTATGCATGCTGGTCACTCACTGCGGGAGCAAACCCGAATTTCATCGCGTCGCAAATGGGACACACAAATGCGCAGATGGTGTATCAGGTTTACGGCGCATGGATGTCAGATAACAATGCGGAACAGATCGCCATCCTGAACCAAAAATTGTCTGACTTTGCCCCACCTATGCCCCATGCGGTTGGATCTGTTTAG